CCTTGTCACAGTTTCGCCTGTTGATTTTTTGTAAGTTATTCTAAATGTTTTATCTTTTATCATATTATACCTTTCTGTTATATAGGGGATAATATAGGAATATTATCCCCCTGTCAATCAATTAATTTATTGATTGTTCATATTGTTTTCTCAATGCTATTTTCTGTTCTCTAGTCATTGTTTTATTTTTCATGCCTTTTATTCTTTCAGCAAGATTACTTGGATTATAGATTGTTAGACCTGTTGAGTTAGTTCTAATCAATTCTGCCTCATCAACATTGATACCAAGTTCAGTTGCAAGTTCTATTGCCTCACTTAAATATCTGTATGCTTTCAATCCAATCTTCAATTCCTCACATTGAGTTTGAATACTATCAATCCACTTTTGATGAGTAGAAACTAAATGACCTTTTGCAATTCGCCATTGCTCTAATCTCTCATACTCATCTTTAGTACAAGCGATAGTTCTTGAACGACAATGAGATGTTCCAATAACATCAAGTTCAAATGCCTTTCCAAAATCTCTAGTGATACCATTATTATCATCATTGTAATAACCAGACCTATAACCTAGAAATTTATCGTTTGCGTCTTGGTGTTTAGTCTTATGAGGATTGTCTTGTTTGCCCTCTTGTTCGGCACAAATATCAGCATTAAGACCATTCTGTTTTAACTCTTGCCTGTAATAAGCATAAGCAAACTTTCTGCCCTCATCACTTGAATACTCACTACCATTTAGATTGCCATACAATCCAAAATCAAAATGAGATTTTGTTTCAGTTTGATTGTTGTCCTCATCAACACTTTCTGTGTGAGCAAAATAAAAACATTTATCTTTGGCAACGACATCACAAGGGCTACCATATTTAGATTTAAAATGTCTTAACACTTTAACATCTTCTGGTGGATATGCTCTTTCAACAATCTGTCTTGCAAGTTCAAATGCTGATTTGTATTCTTGATTAACATTTTCTCTTGCTAAAAGATATGCCTCTTTCTCTTGAGTGTTTTCATTTTCGAAAACATTTTTTATTTTATTGAACATCTTATTACGAAGTTCAGTATTTAATCTAATCTTTGACATAAAGTCCTTTCTGTTAATTGATTAATAATTATTTTTATATACTACTTGACAATACCTGTCAATAGGATTATATAGGATTTATAAATAGTTTACTGTGGAGGGTATAAACCTCTATACTATAGGTCGCGAGAACAGGGTTCTGGGTGAGTACGGTTGCAAACTAAAGCCCCGCCTACAGCACACACTATTTACATGTTCCAGGTGAAAAGTGGCGCAGGCCTATTCACCTGGATAATTTGTTGGTCTCTCTGTCTGGAGGTAAACGCGCGCAGATATGAAGAGGGACCTACTAATTATCTGGATGCTCTGGTCCAACTCTCTTTGTGAGCAAGCTTCGGCCTATCACAAATGACAAGTTGGACCTGAGGATCCGAGCCACGAGCGTCAAGCGGCAAGCTTGACAATTGTTGTAGGATGTTATAGGATTTAAATTATGAAAGATATATATGTAAAAAAAATAAATGTATACGGCAATGAGCTGCTGTATCCTGACTGTGAGACGTCGACGCTTCTGTCGCGTCTGTTACCAACTAAAACTTTTAGCCTGGGTGATATTAAGATCCTGAAATTGCTGGGCTATAAAATTAAAACCAAAGCGGAGGAGCTATGAGAATTAAAAATAATGATCTAACACACTGGTTCATCCGGGACCATCACCAGCTGCCGGCTTCTTACCTGAAGAGCTGCAGAGATTTTTTCAAAGAGATAAGCGCCAAGCAGCAAGCGGCAAGCGTCAAGCTACAAGCGACAAGCTGTAAAAAATTATTGCACACACCGGGCAAGCGTGTTAAGAATAGATTTAATAGAAAGGTATAATTATGAAAACAAATGAAGCTTTAAAATTAGTGGGGGGCCTGAGCAAGCCTTCTAAAATGCCAGGTTGGGCGTATGGTATACCAGCCAAAGAATGCAAGACTGGAGCAAAACTGGTTCACGTATCAGGCAGCACATGCGAAGGATGCTATGCCAATAAAGGCTGTTACGTGTTCCCGGTTGTTCAAGCAGCTCAATATCGAAGACTGAAAGCAATTGATAACCCGCTATGGGTTCGAGCTATGGCGGCCCTGATCAATTCTAAAAAAGCAAAATATTTTAGATGGCACGACTCAGGAGACCTGCAGAGCTTGAAGCATCTAGCAAAAATTTTTAAAGTTGCAAGGTTAACGCCGGACGTACAGCACTGGTTGCCAACGCGTGAAGCGTGGACTCAGGCCTACCAGAACCGAGCGCCTAGTAACTTGGTGATAAGATTCTCCATGCCGATGGTGGACCAGCCTGCTTCAGGCAGCTGGAACAACACATCAACAGTAGTATCCGGATCAGGGAGAACATGTCCCGCACCTGATCAGGGGAATGAGTGTAAAGACTGTCGAGCGTGCTGGGATCCTTCTGTTAAAAATGTAGCCTACGGAAAACATTAACCGTGGGCCACGTTTTCAAACATCCGAAGTATTATGAAGAGCTCAGGAAGAAGCGAAGAGAAGAGAAGGAAGTGTCAAGCAGCAAGCAACAAGCTTCAAGCGGCAAGCATCAAGCACCCAAAGATTCAAGCTTCAAGCGACAAGCGTCAAGCGACGAGCAGCAGGGTTCAAGCGACAAGCCTGAAGCTACAAGCTCCAAGATATCTTTACCCTCATAAAGTTTATAGCAGCTAGAAGCGAGGTGCTTTACTAAGATAAATGTGTCTAGTGGATGTCTCACGTGAAACGATATTTGGTGGGGTGAGAAGCGTATTTTATTACTTCTAGTTACCTTTAATTCAAGAGTGAAAAAGTGGCAATTATTATTATAGCCCAATAGATCTGGAGTACCAAAAGCACTAAGGTTTTCAAGTCTTGTAAAGGATATTTTATTAAAAGTTTTACGAATTTCATGCCATAGTTTCTGTTCAGGTTTCAAAGTAATTAGACCTTTTTCAAAACCTTTCCCATACGCCATGTTTCTGGTTTGATTGTGATAACAAGTCTGTGTGTTTCTCTTACACCTAATAATTTATTTTGCAACAATTTTACGTTCTCAATGTCATAAAATTCTCCGTTGGGTAGGCACACTTGAACTCTTGCGTTCTGAGCTACAGGAGATTTGAAAAACTTGTCTAGTACCTGTCTAAATAATATTCCTCTAATCATAATTTCTAAAGGTGGATCCAGTCTCCCTTCACCACCTTAAATGTTTATAATCGGTATGAACCAAGTTAAATACCGATAGTTGTCTTTTACTCAAAACTACGCTATAAGTCAAGTGATGGGACGACATAAAGAATTAACAGAAATGCAAAAGAAATTTGCTTATGAACTCGTAAGTAATGAAGGCAGAAAAACAAAAACAGAGTGTGCAATTGATGCCGGTTATGATAAGAGCAGCGCAGTTGTTAGAGCTTCTGAACTAACTAATCCACAAAGATATCCGATGGTGGTTCAGTACATAGGACAGCTAAGAGAGGAATTTCAAAAAAAATATGAAGTTACATTTGAAAAACATATTGGAGAACTGGCTAAACTTAGAGAAGAATCTCGCAAAAAGGGAGCATGGTCTGCCGCTATCAATGCTGAAGTTGCACGTGGTAAAGCCGCTGGTTTATATATTGAACAAAAAATAATTAGGACCGGTAAGCTTGATGACTTGTCTGCCGAAGAATTAGAACTTCGACTAAAGAAAGTTATGGAAGAATACTCACCGATCCTAGAAGGTGTATCAGTTGAAGAACTTGAAGATCAAGTTAAATCTATTGACATGAAAGACACTCATCAGAATTAGAATCTAATTCAGCTAAGGCTTCCTGTTTACACTCATTACTACAAAAGTTATCTAACTCATCTTTTGCTTCAAATGACTTTTTACATTGTTGACAATTTTTATTCATCATCATCCTCAATATCATCATCTTCGAAATCGTCTTGATCGTCTTCAACTTGATCGTCTGACTCTTCCTCTTTATCCCAAACATAATCTCTGACTTTTTGTAAGTCTTCTTCGAGTCTATCTAAGATATCTTCAATTGTTTCTTTTTTCTTTGGCATACTTCACTCCGTTGTTAGATGTTAATCTTCTCCAGTTTCTTTATGCATCCCATTGGAAATACATTACGATCTGAAAAAGATTCGGAAGAGTTATCATACGACGAAAACGTTTTCAGCATATTATTATCCTTTGAAAAAACATACGCATGAGTAATCATTTCTGCAGGTTTCATCTCATTAAATTCATTAGAATCAGCATGTCCACTGTCCCCTAGAATATCCAACCACGTAATTTTATAGAAATAATAACGTTTTTTATTAATAACAACCGATTTATATTTAGATTTTTTCTTTACCATCCCGAAGTTCTACTTCACTCTTATAAGACTTAAAATAACTTTTCTTATAATTACTATTTTTTTTCTGAAAAATAAAAGTAGAAAAGTAGAAAAGTATAAATAGTCCTTATATATCAAGGACTTAAGTCGGTTACCTCCGGTTACTTTTTCTACTTTTTTATCGAGTAACACCATTATTATTCGCTAATACCAACGGTTCTAGAGCATTCAGAAAAAAGTAGAAGCATTTTATGCGGTTTTTTGATCATCTTTTTGCATAAACATCAATAAAATGGCTAATTTTTTTAACTTGTTTTAACCACATTTCATACCCTTGCTCCCTGCTGCTCGCCTCTCCCCGCCAGTAGCGTGTGGCAAGATTATCACACTCATGTGTCATTTCTGCAACCTTACGTTGTAATACAGGATCATCTTTCTTTTTTCTGCTCATAGTATTGATCTACTCTTTCTAACCATTTCCATTTATATTCCCGAAATTCCTTTCCATTGATAATAAATCTTTGAAAAAAACAATCAGGAGTACACATTAGGATTACAGTTTGTTCAATCTGTGTTCCAAACATGTCATCATGAGCAGTGGCATATGCTGCTCCCTGAAGCTTGTAATCTTCTATCCATTCAATCTTCTTAGGCTTGTTAGACTGTTTAAAATCTATTATACTCTCTCGCCCCATATAAACACCACATAAATCCGTAGCCCCTGCATACAATCCTGGATAGGCTAAAGTCACCTCAGAGCCCCATATTTCATCGACATCTTTCAAACCTTGATCTATGACCGTATTTGCCATTCGATGCGCTTCCTGGCCAGGCTCTGTTAGATCTAAGATGTTTTTTCCTTCAACGTAGGCCTCTAATATACTATGCATTCTAGTACCCCTAGCTGCTGCCGTATTTTTGACACGTTCTGCCTCAATTTCGCCTACTTTAGCTTTCCATTTCGCTAAAGAATCCTGTTTCTCTTGGGATTGTGTAGCAGATAATATAGTCGTAACAGATGGTAATTTCTCGTCACCTATTGTATAATGTCTCTCATTTTTTATTAACGCCCTAACAGATTCAGGGTAGATAAATTGTTTATTCCATTTTAATTCCATATTCCCATATCCTCTTCTTTTTTACCGTGATACACTTCATACCATGCATCACATTTTGGACATTGATACATAGATACCATTAAAAATTCTGAATCTTCTTGACCTACGTCCTCAGTGTCATAATCGTTTTGCCAAATAACTTTAGTTTTACATGAAAAACATTTAGGCATTTTTATGTTTTACCTTTCTAGTATATTTTTTCTTATTTAGAATCATTCTAAGTTTAAATAATCCATGAGACAATGCTTTTGCCATAGGATTAAAATTTGTCTTCTTCTTTTTCCCAGTCTTCGGCATTGTATTCAACTCCTCTTTCAAACTCATCCCACCATTTATCAAAAACTTCTACAGGATTCATACGTCTTTCTTTTTTAAATCCTTCAGAGTTTCCTTTATTAGTTTCCCATTGTAAATTTCTTAAACTGTAATCCCATTTCATTTTATTGATATGGTTAACAATACAATATTCAGGATCTTTAGGTTTCAATATAAACGCTGATGCACATAAAACATGAAATTGTATTTTCTTATGATATTTTCCAATTGATATTCCAACATAAGGCGCTCTTGTTTGTGGAACCTTAGGCACTCTTATTTTACCTGATTTATTATGTACACTTTGTATCCACGGAAATACAGGTTCACTAAAATATTTTGGTAATTTGTTTGGTCTTGTTTTAGTTACATGAGTTTGATGAAACCAATGATATGCTCCGGATGAATGTAAAGTATATTCACCTTTATAAACATACTTGCTCATCTCTACAAATTGTCCTGGTGTAGAATCATAAGGTAAAATCAAATCATGTACATCTACAGAATTAACAGCCCGAACACCATTGACAGATACTTCCAACTCTTTTGTTGGAAACAATTCATATTGATTACTTTTTACTGACAACTCTGCCCCCCGCTTCTCGCTTCCTGTCTCTCCAACGACAGTCTATTTCTAGAACAGAATCATTTTTACCATAACACAATTTAATCAAGCTTCCTTGAGCAGTGTCTTGTACCCAGTATTTTTTAAAGTCATCTAAGACTATAACTTTAGACTTTGCCATAAAACATATCCGTTGAGTGTATTGCTTCGCCTATCGCTTTACGACAAACAAATTCATTATAATCTTTAGTCAAATAAAAATCTGCACCGTGTTGATACAATTCATATTTAAAATTATCTTCCCATAAAAAATAAGTATTCCAATAATGAGAATTTTTTTCTAAATGTTTTTGTAAATTTTCTTCTTGAATTCCACCAAAGTATTCTGACACAGGATATTTTTTTGTAAATTGCAATTTATTATTATGGACCCATACGTACCAAACATGATGATGATAGCCTCTCCATTGAGGATCGCCACCGTCAATACCTTTTTTAATTTCAGCCATAGGAGATGGAGTTTCGATATAACCTGCTTTGGCCACTCGCTGCATTTCCTCCATGACTCTAAAAGGATAGATCAAATCTTCTAGGACATGTCTGCAATACACAAAATCAAATTCCTTATCTTTATAAGGTAAGTTATGATGATTAAAATCACACACTAAATGATTATCTGATTTATCTATAGGCTGAATACCATGTTCCCAACCTACAAAATGAGTAGCATTTTTAAATGGTGTACTACCAGGTCCTAGTTCTAAAACTTTCTTACCCTCTGTAATTTTTTCAATATGTTTTAAAACTTTTTCATTGGGTCTATAATGTTTTATCATTGTAAATATTCTAATCCTAACTGTATTAATTTAATTAAACCCGCAATAGCGATTGAACCTAAAATAAATCTTCTAATCATTACAATATATTTTGATCGTTTATAATGTTTAATGACATGCTGATTTCTTCTTTGTTTTGGTGTCATATGATTCCTTTTATTTTTTTCTCTTTCCTAAAGTCATTCTTATCTCTTACCATTGTATAGGCATTTTTACCATCGTAGTAATAGCCTTCAATATTATAAGTTTTCTTTTTAGGCTTCTTCTTTTTTTCCTTCTTTAACATTTTTTTCTCTCAACTTAGATTGAAGATACATTTTTTGTTTACGCAACATATCAATTTCTTCATGTAATTTTTTAATATGTTTAACAGTCAATATATCTCTTTTAACTGCATCTTTCATCGGATGAGTATCTTTTAATCTATCTACTCTTTCCAAGTCTTCTCTTCTTATCATTGTAGCCTCGCTGATTTAACTGAGTCCATAAGTTCATTTATAGATTCTTCAGTGATTTCTATTTCACCTTGATTATCACATTTCTTACAATCTCTAACCAAGTCTGGTTCTTTTGCAGAACCAATGTATCCATTACCATTACAGTCTGGACATATCATTTTACCCGACATAGTTGTTCCTCCAATGTGTTTTTCTATATTGTTCTCTTCTTTCTTTAAAAGATGCAAAGATACTTAACACATTTTTTTCTCTTTTCAAAGGTGTTAGGAATCCGGACTGTACGCCTTTTAATCTTTGTACTTTTCTCCAAAGTCGAGTTGGATCAATACCTGCATCTTCACACAGTCGATCAAATTCTGGAGTCCTTTTTCTAAAATACTCATTCACTTCATGTTTATCTCTATCACAAATATGAATTGTATTTACACCAAACGCATCTTCCAATGCTTGATTTAAAACTGCTCTCCATAACTTTTGTTCTGGAGGCGTATTGTCGTGTTCAACTAACACTTTACTATTTATTACCCGTAAGTTTGCCATTCATCTTTCTCGCTTTCTCTGTCACTAATGTTTTTACTACTTGACTTCTAGATAATTTTACATCTGGAGTCATTTTAGTCTGTAGCTTTGTTATTGTCTCATAAGTCTTATTATCGACAGTAACGTTTTTATACTTGCTAAAGTCAGTCATTGTTTATATTCTCCTTTATTATTTAACATACAATATAGGATATTAAAATAATAAGTCAAGGTCAATGAAATTTTTTCTTACAATTTTTATTTGCTCAGCAATAGATGGTAGATGTGTTATCCCCATGAATGACCCATATATGTACCCTAAAATATATGACACGCATTACGAGTGTGTTAGATCTGGACTTTCTGACTCATATGAGATATTATACGCCGAAAAATTTTTTGATAAAGACAATATCAATCAGTATAAATTATATCCTAAATTTGCTTGTGATGAAGTTGAAGTAAAAGGTGATCCTGCTTAACGGCCTTGACCCTTATATTTTTTAAAAGATCTTTTTTCTGATTTATTCATACTTTTCTTGTGAACGCCTGGACGTTTACGAGGTTTTGGTCTGGGTGTAAATTCTTTAAATTTTTGTTTTGCCATTCTCCTTGATAAATTCTTTATCGGAGTCTGTCAATTGTAAATACCTTATGCTGCCATTGATATGTTGTTTGGTGTCTTCACCACAATTAGTGCATCTATAATAATCTGGAACAATCGCTACTAATACTGCTTCTTCTCCACAATATTCACAATGTCCACTTACTGTATCTATATTATTAAATAATCTTATTGTTTTAAAATTGCTCATACTAAATCTACTGCCTTTCCTATTATCGGTTTATATTTTACCTTTTTATCTTCTCTATATGCACGCATATATTGTCTTCTAGGGTTATATGGCACATAACTGGCATGAATCCAACCGCTGTTAGGTTCTCCTGGAGTATAAAATTCTAAAATAAGTTGATCTGTCTCTAAACATTTATTTATCCAATCAGCAACTTCTGCATTATCTACACCTAACACTTCGAAATCTGCGGCCTCAGCTTTGGCATGCTGTGAATCAACAGAACTTCCAATAGCTAAACATAATTCAGGTGAACGATATCCGCTAGTTATTTTTACCCTGCCAAATTGATCACGTACCGGCTGCAGTACATTTTCACAAAGTTGTTTTAATTTGTCAATCTGATCACCGTTAGGATTGTTATCTATATTTAATCTAATCGCAGTGTCGGATTTAATTAGTTCTTGTAATGTGAAATTTCGAGAAAGGTTCATTATTTTGATTCAATAATAATTTTTTCTATACTATAACTTCCATCTACGTTCTTTGCAAGGTGCGCTTGTACTTCACCACACATTAGTTGTTTATTTTCCATATTCATATTACGTGTTGCTTCTCTTTTCATTTTAAGGCATGTGCTCATAGATTTTTGAACTCTATGTTCTATTAATTCACCATTTAAAAACAAACATAATGCTATTACTATTTTAGTCATTGTCTCCACTCACATTCATTGTATTCATTATTGTAATCGTATTCTTGAAGAGAACCTTCGTTAATGAGTTCCATTTCCATTTCCAAATTTAATATCTCTTGTTGAATCCTTTAATTTTTCAATATCTTTTTTTAATTTTGTAATCTCGTCTGTGTGTTGTTTTAACATCACACCTGTGTGCACATTGTCTTCCAATTGTTTTTGCATCTTTTCAATTTGTTTTGCCTGCCATTCCAGTATCATAAATTGCTCCTGGTCTATAGGTTTCTGGACGCTCGCTTCTAGTAAATCTTTTTCAAAGAGCTGGTTCTTAGTTTCTAGTTGATTTAAACGTTCAATTACACCGAAGGCAAACCATGCACCTACAACTATGGCTCCAATTAGGCCAATTAAATTCCTTAGTGGTAAACCCACATTTGTAGCGTCACTTATTTTCATAAATGTTTTTTAGAATAATTCTAATGTAGGATCAATTAAATTCCCTGTAATCTTGGGTCCTTAGAAGTTATATTTTTCTCAGCTTTTGGTCTGGAAATAGAATCTAAACTTCTTTTTCTTAATTGAGCCCTTGCAGAACTAGCTTTTCTTCTCTCATCTAATTCTTTTTTTAAGTCCCATTTAAAATTCATATGTTCCTCCTAGTTAGGTGAACCTACTATTATATACTTATTTTTATTTTTTAGAAGTGCTTTTTGGTTCTATCTCATAGAACATTTTGTCAGTATCTTCCGTAATCCAATCCGAACCTTCGACATCCCAGACTGTATTTTGAACTTTATAGTCAGGCCAATCGGACTCAGTAGTGTAATTATTAACATGCCACAAAATGCGATTATTAGGCTGAGCAGCAAAATTCCCGTTAGTAAGTGCCAATATATGTGCACACTTATGTTCTTGAGGTATTTGAGAATGTTCCACATCCAAAATGTTAGTCTCAGGATGCGCCCAGTCGATAGTAAAGAGATATTGTCCTGGATAAAATTTTTTATCTTTGCCACGAAATTTACCATCTACACCAGCCAAGAAATCAAAAGTATGAACACTAGGCCAATAACTAAAACAGTTCCACAACTGAAGTTCGTCGACCGACATATCCGGCACTTCGGATCTAGAAAAACGTTTTTGGAAAAACGCTGAGATAGGCAATCTATAGTAGACTGCACCGTTGGGAAGCAATGTATGAAATAAGAGAGCACGACCTGAAATAGAGCACAGACCAAAGACAACGCATTCACGCTCGCCTTTCTTATCCATGTCCATATCGTATAAATACTCGGTCCTAATTTTACAATATATCGGTGGTATATTCGCGTTAAGGTAGGCCATACTTTAATCCTTATATTATCGTTATCCATTTATTTCACCCCACGTGTTTCCGTATTCATCATCCACTTTATTTGGGACTGCTAGTCTAACAGCATTTTCCATAATCTCAATAATCTTTTTAGCTTGATCAGTATTTTTTTCTATTGAAATATCTAATTCATCATGAATTTGTATGTGAGGTATAATTCCTTCTTGATATAAATCTAACATAGCTTTCTTAGTCATATCCGCAGCTGATCCTTGTATTAATTTATTTAAAGCTTTGTAAGTCATTGCTCTTCTTATATTGGCTCTTGTTGCTTTAGGATATTTTGCAAAGTATGCTGCTTCTGCATCAGGCTTACTCATTGGTGCAGTAAATTTACCATTGTTCCATTCAGCTATTTCCCATTTATCAAATCTACATCTACGTCCTAACAGTGTACCAATAGATCCAGACTGTTGAGCTAACTGAGAAGTCATATTCATTAGTTCTCTAACAAAAGGTACATTCTCATGATACTGATTAAATAAATTTTCTGCTTCTTGTTTAGTTGATAAACCTAATTCTGCTTGAAGTTTTGCTTTACCCATACCATAGAACAATCCTAAGTTAATTGTCTTCGCTTGTGATCTAGATATATTTGCCATGTCTGCAACTGTTTGGTGGAAGTCTACAGAATTGCTTTGAAACTTTTTTACAATTGCAGATACAGATTCATCATATTTAATTGGATCTGTTGTTGCTGCATAGTGCACTACTAATCTTGGCTCCTGTTGTGAGTAGTCAAAACAACCCCAAGTGTGATCTCGTTCAGGTAAAAATAAAGACCTAATCTTAGGACCTAAATCTTTATTTCTTGCAGGAATCTGTTGTAGGTTAGGATTACTATAACTAAATCTTCCAGTTACGGTTCCACCTTGATCAGATCGAATAGGATTAATATCTGCATGTATTCTACCTCTATGCTCATGTTTTAAAATTGTATCTATAAAAGTCGTATGCGCTTTATTTATTTCTCTTGCCTTAGCAATTTTTTGTACTAGAGGGTGTTGGTGTTCTGATAAAAAATTTTTAGTAAAGGATGGCGCTTGTGATTTTAAAGTTCTTTCATATTGTAAATTTAATTTGTCAAAGACTTTTGCAATACTTCTTGCAGCCCAAATCTGTGGCTCAATACCTGTTTCTTTTTTTACTTCTAACAACAAGTTTTGTTCTTCTGTTATCATGGATTGTTTTAATTGGTGTGCTGCCTCTATATCTACTCTCACACCTTTAAATTTCATATCAATTAAACATGGAAACAGTTGTGTCTCCAGATCAAATATCTTTTCTAAATTTTGTTTATGAATATGTCCTGATAATTCTTTAAATAATTTTAAAGTTAATGCTGCATCTTTTTCTGCATAAGCTCCAACATCCATCGCAGGAAGTTTATACATTTCTGATTTAGCATCTATTCCAGCTGCAGCTGCTGCATCTAATAAAGCTTTCTCATCTTTTACTTCACCAAGATAATCAAAGCCAACACTATTCAAAGAATAAAATAATCTATTTTCATCAATCAAAGATGCCATCACCATTGTATCAATAATGTGTCCGTTAATTTGTATTCCATATGATCTTAACCAACACACGTCATACATTGCGTTGTGAAATATTTTTGTGTTTGTTGCTTTACAAACATCTTTTACATAATCTAAAACAATTCTTTTATCTAAATTACCTTCTCTATGTCCTATCGGATAATAACCTTGCCAATCATCTACAGCTAATGCAACACCAATAATTTCTCCTTCACCTATAACTGCTCCTGATCCTCTTGATTTTAAGTTTGGATCTCTTGTTTCTAAGTCAATTGCTACATAAGAATATTTAGATAAGTCTGGAAATATTTCTGGAACTGTCCATTCCGTTTGTGCTGTAAACATTATAGTTTCTCCAATAGTACATTTTCACCTGATGATTTTCTTTTAGGATTTGTTTCTTTAAAAATACCTTGTTCTATTTTGTATGCAAGATACTTAACATAGTCAGGTAGATAAGCATCATCAACTAATAATCTTCCACCTTTAACTAAATTTTTTTCTGACCAATCAATATCAAAATAAAAATCATTTAAACCATGACCACCATCAACATGAATAAAATCTAAATCAACATTTAATTTTTTACCTTTTAATATTTCTTGACTACTACCTTTTGTAAATCCAAATCTATCTTTAAATTTTCCATGTAAATGTTTTGCACATGGAAGTGTGTATGCATATCTACATATATCTAATGATATTAATTTCATTTTAGTATTTGCAGTTAATATAATTGTAGAACTATGACCTGCATTAAAACCTATCTCTAAACCAAAAGTACAATCCTGTACTGCTTCTCTTAAATATTGTCTTTTCCAAGATCTTTCTTTTATAGGTACAGACTTTTCATTTATTTCTGTGTTATGTATAAAACAATAATTACCTTCAACAGGACCACTAACTATTTTATTTAATTCAGCTATAGTTTCTAGTTCTTGTTCTCCATGTGTCTCTTCACAAGTGGGTATATTTTTTGGATAGTGATCAAAATAATTTACTTTGTCTGCCATTTAAACTCCTAAGGTAAAATAAAACATGGCAATACAAGTAATTAAACCTAAATCATAAACTGCAGTTAATTCATAATTCATTTCTTTTTACCCATGTCTTTCATCTTTTTAATTTCTAATTCACAATAATGAATTATCTTCTGTATATCCTCAATTCCATTCTTATTCAAGTATCGGCATACATATTTTACTACATTGCCTTGAAAAAATGAAAGATTGTTTTTTGATATAAATTCATATGGTTGAATATGAAACTCTTTATAGTGATTCCCGCCTATCTGCTTTTCTTGTGGAAATGCTTCTTCAAACATTTTTTTATTTGTCATATTAGTTCTTCTCCTATGTTGTATTGATATTCATATCCTTGGTTCATTATAAATAAATTTTCTTTTGCTCGTGTAATACCAACAAAAAATAATCTATGTTCTGTATCTTTATTTTTTAATGCTGCCTCGTATATGATTCTTTCTAAGTCTGTAAATAGAATTACATTTTCTGCTTCTTCACCTTTAACAGAATGTATAGTTGATAATTTTATTCTTGCCGGTTTGCTTAGATCCTCGCCGCTCGCCACGAGTTCCTGGATATAATCTTTTTGGTAGTCTTTAAAATTTAATACAGACCAATCTCCATGAGCCTTGAGTCCATGACTCAATCTTAGATCATCCATATCAATAGAGTCTACAGATGCTAGAGACTTGCCTCCAGAGAATCCATACTTCACATCTCCATTTTCATATTTTAAATATTCATAAATATTTTGTGCTTCTTCCCCAGATATATTTGCACCTTTGTTTAATCTATCCCAATCATTTATAGCTTTAATTACCTCAAAAGGTAGTAAGTCATTGAATTTACAGTCAAATCTAATACCTGTATTTTGTAAATAAGGTACTAATTTTTTCATTTGTTCATTCGTTCGAGTTAAAATCATCCATTGACCTTTAGTAAAATCAATATCTTCTATCTCTAAATTTTCTATTACATGTCCTTCAGCATCTCTAGGTTGCCATGTCTTTTCTCTTCTTTCATCTATGTTTTCTAAAACAGATAATGCAAGTTTATGTACTGCACGTGGCACTCTTCTTGATTCTGTTTGATGATCTGGAGTTCCTTTTAAGTTTATAAATATTTTTGGATCTGCTCCTTGAAATGCATATATAGCCTGATCGTCATCCCCTGCAATGTATGAACGTTTACACAGGGATTCAATGTAAAAGAACATATCCCACTGCAGAGGATTTAGATCTTGGGCTTCATCAAGAAAAACTACGTCAAGGGAGGGACATAATTTTTTCTCAACAAAATCTGAAATCATGTCTGAAAATTCAAACATGTTATAATCTTGTTTATATGAAATAATATCTTCGTTTAATTGTTCTAACAAAGGTTCACTAATAAAATCTATTAAGTCTAATTCTATAGCTGCATCTTGTAAATTTATTTTACGAGACCTGGAGTATTCAATAATTTTCATGTATTGATTTTTATATTCATGATGGCCATTCTCATGTTCAATAGTTTCAAAATGCATATCTGTATGACCATATTTATTCTTAAATGCATTCCAGTTTTTATCTTTTAATAATTGTGTAGAAGTATCTATGTTTAATTGTTTAGTTCCCATAGAGTGCATTGTACAAATCCAATCAAATTCAAATGTTGGATATTCTTTTTGTATCCTTTCCCTTGCTTCATTAGCTGCTGCATTACTAAATGTAATGTAACAAATCTTTTTAGGATCAATCTTATTTGTAATTAATTCATTGTTTAAATGTTTGTGTATCAATGTATGTGTCTTTCCTGTTCCAGGTGGTCCTGCTATTATCGTTCTCATTCAAATGGTGCAGGTTCTTTTTTTGTTTTAACTGGCGTATATTTTTCCACCGTTATTTTTTCTACACTCCAAACTTTAACACTTTTTTCATTAATCTTTTTAACTTCTTGCTTGGCTTTAAATAAATCTTCTAGTAATCTTATTGTCTTATTTTTTGGATAAGTTTTTTCTGACCAGGATTTAGTTCTAATTAAATATAACCAGAAGTCTTTGAATTTAAAATAACTGATACCGTTTTCTGAATAAGGTTTTCTTTTTAATATTGAATCCCAATCTTTACCATCACGACTCACAAACTCTGTAAGTATTTCTTTTAATTGTATATCAACTTTAGTATCATCAGGAGCTTGAATTGGATCCATATTCTTCATTAGTTTTGCTAACATCTTTCTCCATATTAATTTACCAACTGGAAGTAATGGTGTTCCAAGTTCTGTCATACAAACTACACTAAATTTTTCAGGATCATGTAATGTAGGTCCATCGACTTCTATTGTATCTTCATCAACCGTTACAAAAAATATTGGCGGATCTGATTCATATTTTCTAATTGTAGTAATTGCAGGCATTCTAACTTCATCACCTTTTCCAAATTGTTTTGTATAACAAAGTCTTTCATCACAAAAATTACATATAGGTTTATCTTTACATCTATAATCATAATCTTTCTTTTCGACCTGTTCTTTAATTCGTATAACATCTTCAGGAGACATTATAGGTTTTACATATTTTTCATTATTGTAATTATTTAAATCTTGTTTCCATCCTGTTGGATTTGCTTTTTTTAAATAGACTCCAATATTAAATAAACCATTATCTCTACCTGATGCTGCAACTTCTCCATTACCTTCTGTAATAGGTCCATTTTTAATTATAGTATTTAAACATGGCGGACCATTTGGAAATGGTTCATCTGTTTTTGTATTATCTTTTACTGCTAAAAAATCTCTTAACTGTTCTTCGGTTTGAACATATTTTTCATATTCTTCTACAAACTTTTCTATCGTTAAAGAATTACCATCATCACCTATTGCATATCTAACAGTTCTATCTCCACCGTGATATGGCATATTTAAAAAGTTTCCAATGTCTCCTCTATCTGCTTTGATTGTAGATTGTTTTGGAAATATTTCTGCTTTCGCATGACCTAATGCAGATGCAACCATCTGTAATTTTTGTCTCATTAAAGATGCAGTTATAAAAAATCTTGTAAATAAAAATACGTGTGCACCCCCTGACTTTGATCTAAATACAATCAAAGGAAATTTTTTACTTCTAATTTTTTCTATTAATTTTTTATGATCAAAAGGATATGTATCAATATCTATACATCCCCATTTACATTCATTGTTTTCATTTATTGGAACAATACCTAGAGCAGGTTCAACTCCATCTAAATGTTTTTGCCATAACTCATTAGTTACCGGACTTTTAACTGTGTATGATTTAACTTCGTTTTTACCATCTGCTCTTATTTCATTGGTAATTTTAGTGGCACCATATGCACCTTCTAAACCTGCAAATATATTCTTTAGTCTTTCTAACATGAATCCCTTTATGTTTGATATTGGGCGCTACCGTAGTAACGCCCAATTGTGTCAATTATTTGTCTTGTTTTTCCATGTTGTCGTGGAAATCTTTTGCTTTAGCATAAAGTTCAGCATTTTGTACTGGACCTTCTGATTGCACAGCAAAACCATACCATTGATTACCTTTACCAGAATTTAATACTGAGGTTAATCTGTATGTGAAAGCAAATGATGCAGGAGTAAATGACCCTTGTTCATCTTTCATAGTCTGAGACATCTGAAGTGATTGCCATTTTCTTGCAACTTTACCTTGAGAACCACTCATAGAAATAAGTGCTGTTTCCATTTTACCATCATCACCAACTATGATTACAAAGTTTTGATGTACAGTTAAAATGTAATTACCATTCTCTAGTCTATCTTTAGCACCATCCTTGGTAGTCTTAGATAGTATATCAGAATCAGCAGCAAAAATGTTTTCTGGTCTACCCGAACCAGTACCAAATTCTGCCCACTCTTGATATTCCATTTTATAGTAACAAGGAACAACGCTTATTCCTTTATCACCATCATATAGTTTTTTAGTAACTATATTTAAGAACATACCAGGTTCAGCACCTTCAACGTAATTTTGATTACGTTTTTGAGCTTCTCCAGATCCATTCTGTAGAAGTTTTAAGATAGGTAGAGCAAGAGATTCTTGTCTTACGTTCTCAAAACCTTTTGCGGCATCATCTCTAAATAAAATAGTAGATGGCGTTTGTGCCTGTTGTTTAGTTGTTACTTTATTTTCCATGTTTAACTCCTTTTTATATTTGTACGGTTACCCACGTATGTTTTAAAGCAATCAGGAAGATCGAGTCCAGACTCGTGAGCCTCCCTGAATGCTCCTTTTAAGGTCTGAGGATGTACTCCCACTTTCTGGACAGGTTCGTATCCTTGACCTTTAGCAAGGACAGCATATTCTGCTGCCTTGTTATCTTCGCCACGACCAAAGGTAACGGTAATATCATTTTTAATAATATCACCTCGACCGTTATCACGAAGCCATTGAAAAGCCTCTTCCTGTTTTTCAGGAAGAATAGACACACTATAGAAGTTTGAGACTTCAACAGTCTCGCCATCTTCTAGCTTTAATTTTTCTAATTTCATGTCTTTCATCATTTGAGGAATCTCAAATTGAGAAATGACATTTGCTTGTTCTTTTAATTTTTTTACACCTGCTTCTGCATTTGCAATTTCATCTTCTAAATTTTTTAATTGCTGAACTTTATCTGCTAATTGTTTTGGATCAACAACAGCCTTAACAGCATCAATTTTATCTTGTCTAAATTTTATGTCACTCATTGTATAACCTTTCTATTTCTTTCTAATATAGTCCTATAAATTATTTTGTCAAGGACTTGCAGTTTCTTTTTGATATAAATCCAATTCAATTGGATAGTATCTCCTTTCCTGTTTGTCCCATTTTAATAACTTATATTTTCCATTTGTAATATCAGATACAATAGAACATGCAACACCAATTATTGCAGGATCACCTGTAAGTAGTAAATAATCTTCTGGTGTATAATCTTTTAATAATTTTCTTAATTTAAAAACTAAAGGACCTGCACTTAAAATTATTTGTGCATTCTCTGGTAGTAAAACTTTTAGTTCACCATATTGACCGGCCCCAATAATATTTATTTTGGGACGACCTTCTCTAGTACCAGGAATGTCCTGGATCACGTAAACTTTATTTTTCATAACTTCTTGACATTTTATAATCTTTTTGATAACGGATTACAATAGAAAGATAAAATAAAAATTATGGATTATAAATTTAAAAGTAAGCCTTTTGATCATCAATTAAAAGCGCTTGATATGTCTTGGAATAAAGAAGTATTTGCATACTTTATGGAGATGGGTACCGGTAAATCTAAGGTGCTTATTGACAATATTGCTATGCTTTATGACAAAGGTAAGATTAATGGAGCATTAATTATTGCACCAAAAGGTGTATATAAAAATTGGTACGATGGTGAGATTCCAAATCATTTACCTGATCACATAGAAAAGAAAGTTGGTTTCTGGCAAACAAAACCAGACGCTCCTGATATGAAAGCAATGTTTCAATCAGATGAAGATTTACATATTTGTATTATGAATGTTGAAGCGTTCTCAACTAAAAAAGGATTACAATATGCATGGAAGTTTTTAAATTCACATAGAGCATTAATGGGTATTGATGAATCTACTACAATAAAAAATCCTAGTGCTAAAAGAACTAAAGCAATTTTAGATTTATCTAAGTATGCAAAGTATAGAAGAATACTTACAGGTTCTCCTGTAACTAAATCACCTTTAGATTTATTTAGTCAATGTCAATTTTTAGATCCATGGTTATTAGATCAACAATCTTATTATTCATTTAGAACTCGATATGCAATTTGTAGAAAAATAAATGTATCTGGTAGACAAGTTGAGATTGTAGTTGGTTATAGAAATTTAGGTGAGCTATCAGAAAAACTAAAACCATTTTCTTATAGATGTTTAAAAGATGATTGTTTAGATCTTCCTAAAAAAACTTATATGAAAAGAGTTATACAACTTACTGATGAACAAAAGAAAATATATAAACAAATGAAAGAGATGGCTCTTGCACATTTAAATGGTAAAGTTACTACAACTGCAACTGTCATTACTCAAATGATGAGACTACATCAAATAACTTGTGGTCATTTCAAAGCGGATGATGATTCTGTTCAAGAAGTTAAAAGTAATAGATTAAGTGAACTAATGAATATCATAGAAGAAGTTGAAGGTAAGGCTGTTATATGGGCTCATTATAGACATGATATAAAAAGTATTGTTGATGCTTTAGAAAAAAAATATCCTGGTGAAACTGTTACATACTTTGGTGATACCACTACTGATGACAGACAAAAAGCAATTAAAGAAATACAAAACCCAGATTCTAAAGTTAGATTTATTGTAGGTACACCACAGACCGGTGGTTATGGTATTACATTAACTGGTGCATCTACTATGATTTATTATTCTAATGGTTATGATTTAGAAAAACGTCAGCAATCAGAAGCTCGTATTGATCGTATAGGTCAAGAAAAACCCATGACTTATATTGATATCATAGCTGAAGAAACTATTGATGAAAAAATTGTTAAAGCTCTTAGAAATAAAATTAATATTGCATCTGAAATTATGGGTGAAGAATTAAAAGAATGGATTTAATATTTTTTGATAATAATTTATGGCAACTTGTTCCTGTAACTAAAACAATGTTACAAGATTTATCTATACCTAAGGGTGTAGATTGTTTTGAGTTATGTGAAATTATAAGAAAAAATTTTACTTTTAAACAACAATTTTATGGATGTATATGTGGGGCCGAAGCCCCACAATAATTATTTAACTTCTATGTCTTGAGGATCAGTTAATCCTGGTTCTTCTACACCAAGCTTAACAGTCAATACACCGTCTTTCATTTCAGCTTCTCCAATAGTCACATCATTTCTTAATTGAAACTGTTTGAAGAATTTTCTGAATGCTAAACCTTTTTCAATGTATTCTTTTTCTTTGTCATCTACTTGACCAGAAACAGTTAATACACCGTCTTTGTATTGAACCTTAACATTCTTTTTATTGAATCCAGCAAGACCTAGTTCAATTCCATATTCGCCTTGTCCATATTTTACTACATTGTAAAATGGAAAAGATTGAACTTTAGATAAGTTATCAAAGATACTATCAAAAGAATCACCAAACATTTTATTTGAATTGTCCCAAAGATCTTTTTGGAATCTGTTAATTAAATCTAAACCTGTCATATTAACCTCCTTGTTATAAGCAAAGTTTATAGGCCAGCCCAATTGCTGCACCTGCGTAATATATAGGGGGTACCTAAGGTCATGTCAAGGTTGTTTCGTCAAAATATGAGGCTCTCAGGAAGACTTTTTAAAAGATTCCGAAGAATTTTCCAGCTATTGTGCCTAAAGCTACAATAATTATTCCAAGTATGTAATCTATTTTTTTAGAAGTTTTGTCTATGTCTTCATGCATATGTTTTAAATGATTGTCTTTAATTGTATGTATATCTTTTTTTAAACCTTTTATGTGACCGTACAATGCCACTAAATGTTCGCCAGTTGTTTTTGGATCTCTTGCCATTAAAAATTACCTACTTTAAAGGCCATATCCAAAGCCTCCTTTAGCACCAGTTTGAGCACTTCCGCTGTAATCTGCTCCATCGCTTCCAATATTTCCTCTACCTCCACCGTCGCCACCTGTAAATTGTTGGAAGTTTCTTTTCTCTTCACTCATTTTTTCTAACGCTGTTTGATACGCTTGTGTTGGTTGACCAAACATTGTTGTATTAGGATTTTGAATATTAGAAATTAAATTACCAATACCTCTTCCTGCGATTGCTCCTACAGGACCGAACAATGCTCCTCCTATCATTCCACCAGGATTTAAATAATTTGATATTTGAGAAAAACCGTCTGATATAGAAGTTATTCCAGCATTAGCTTGACTAGGATCTACTACGTTTGTAAATCTATCATCACCTGCTCCACCACCTTGTTGTTGCTGTTGTAAATATAATAAATAATTAGGATCCACTACAGGAGAAGCCATAACTGGAGATGCTTTTGCCTGATCTAAATAACTTTGATATAAGTCGTAGACACTCATTATACTAATCCTCTTTGTCGTAATCTAATTTGTTGTTCTTCAGGTGATAATAAAGCAAGTTCTGTAGGTGTCAATCCCTGAGCTGTAGTTAATTGTTGAGGTTGAACTTGACCAATAACACTAGTATTTGGCATAGGTTGTGGTGGTAATGGAGGAACTTGAGTTAAAGGTTCTCCTTCAAATCCAGGTAAAAATTCTTTATAGAAATTGTAATCTATAAATTCATCAAAATCATCATCTAATGATAGACTTCTTAAATCTAAAGTTACATCTCTTAATGTACTAAATGCTTCTCTATATGGATCCGGCTCACCAATTGTATCTTCTATTTCTTTGAACTGTCTTCTTATGTTGTCAGATACTTCATAAGGAGCAAATTTTCCTCTTAATAGTCTTATATAATCATTGCTTAGTTGTCTATCAACAAACTCTCTTCTAATATCTAAATCATTAGCACCTAATATTTCTGCTGCCAATAGATCATCTCTCATTTGTTTTTGAACTAAAAATCTACCTTTGTTTGCTTTAATAAATCTATCTAAAACTTGTTCAGGTGTTTTAGGTCCACCTCTTAATAATCCTTCTTCACCACCTGTAAATAATCTTCTAGCTTCCCTTAAACCTCTTTGATAGTCCGCTAATTTAAATCCCATAGATTTAATTGGATCTAGTTTAACTGCACGGAATCCTGCAAATCCTAATAACTCATCAGGTAATTCAAAGAACTCTCCTCGCTCACTTGGTTTATCTAAAGCTGCTTGATAGATTCTTCTTATTTGTGGGTATGAGAAAGGCATCATTGCTTCTGCAATATGATTAATAGAGTTTGATACAACTTGACCGGGTTCAGTTTCTAATTGTGTTTCAGTCCAAATCTGTCTACCATCTTTACTTCTTCCACCTCTAACAGTTAAGTCTAATAAAGCTTGAGTATAAATTGCTTCAGATATAAATGGTGATGCAAGTTCACCTGCAGCTTGATACATTCCATTTAATAATCCTGGCATCAAAGCTTGTTCATCTGTAATCCCATTTTGAATATTATTTAATACTGTATTAATAGGTCTGATAGCTGTGTCATATGCATTACCATGACTGAAATCTATATATTTTAATTCACCTGTATTCTCATCTCTAATTGGAAGTATTGTAGAATTTTTTGACCACTCAGGTAAGTATCTTCTCATTGCTTCCATCTCTTCATTAGTTACATCATATAAACCTTGGAAACCTTTTTGTATTCCATATGGAGCAACAGCTAATACTGTTGATAGTCCCATCAATCTTTTAATACCAATAGATC